AAAGCAAACATGGCGCAATAAGACAAGTAGTACCCGAGTACAGAAGATTAAAAAACAAATACGAATTGTTATGGGACCAAACCAGCCCCGAAGGCTACTTAAAACTGTGTGCAGTCTTGCAAAAATATATTGACCAAGGCATTAGTGTCAACACTTCGTATAATCCACATTTCTACGAAGACGAAAAGATCCCTATGAGTGAGATGCTCAAGCACCTGGTCATGTGCTACAAATATGGTTTAAAACAACTCTACTATTTCAACACCATGGACGGACAAGGCGAGATTGATGTAGACAAAATGACAGCCGCAGAAAACAAACCAGTAGAAGAATTCATGGACCAAGAAGACTGCGATAGTTGCGTAATTTAACGGAAAGATATATGAGCGTTTTTAATATAAACAACAAGACAAAACATACAACAGCATTGGCGTTTTTGGATACTGGCGGCAGCGTCAGTATCCAACGCTATGAAACATTAAAATATAGACAGTTTGACAAACTAACAGACAAGCAATTGGGATTCTTTTGGCGTCCTGAAGAAGTAGACGTACTTCGTGATGCCAAAGACTTCAAAGAACTAACACCATTTGAACAACACATATTCACAAGCAACTTAAAGCGACAAATCTTATTGGATAGTGTGCAAGGACGCAGTCCTAATCTAGCGTTCTTGCCTCTCGCCACCATCCCCGAATTAGAAACATGGATCGAGACTTGGGCCTTTAACGAGACTATCCACTCGCGTAGTTACACACACATTATTCGCAATGTATACGGCAGTGACCCTAGTGCAGTATTTGATGAGGTATTAGAGATTCCCGAGATTGTAGATTGTGCAAAGGACATTAGCCGTTACTACGACGATGTCATTGAGGCAAGCCAATGGTACCAACTGTTGGGCGAAGGAACACATGTAGTCAACGACAAAGAAGTTGTGGTCAATTTGCGTGAGCTAAAGAAAAAATTGTGGCTGGCCATCAACTGTGCCAATGCCTTAGAAGGCATTCGCTTCTATGTATCGTTTGCTTGTTCATGGGCATTTGCCGAACTTAAAAAGATGGAAGGCAATGCCAAGATCATTAAACTTATTTGTCGTGATGAAAACATTCACTTGGGGTCAACACAGACCTTGATCAAACTGTTGCCACAAGATGATCCGGTGTTTGCCGAGATTCGTGAAGAAACATTAGAAGAATGTGCGGCCATGTTCTTGAGTGCAGCACAACAAGAAAAAGATTGGGCCAAGTACTTGTTCAAAGATGGATCAATGATTGGTCTTAACGAACAGTTACTAAGTCAGTATGTAGACTGGTTGACTTGCAAGCGCATGACAGCGGTACATCTAGACTGCGGCATGAAGCCGGGATCAAATCCCCTGCCTTGGACGGCTAAATGGATTGCTGGATCCGAAGTTCAAGTAGCACCACAAGAGACAGAGATAAGTAGTTATGTTATTGGCGGAACTAAACAAGACGTTGACAGTAACACGTTCAAAGGATTTAGTTTATAAAATGCAACTACAGTTATTTTACTTGAATTCAAACGGTCAAGATTTAACTTTAGAAACATTTATAAGAGATCAAGGTTATGCTGTGGAAGGACTGTTTATGGAAGAACATAGACAGCAATACGATCACAATGATGACGGCTTGCATCCTAAACATCATGGCGGAACTTGCTTTTGTGACTTGCCTGATTACTCGGATCCGATTTGGCCAAAACTTTATAACAGTTACACGTATGTAACCGCGGGCAGTGATGCTATACGTGCCCTAGACTTTTCAAAATTTAAATAAGGAAGATTAATGATAACAGTTTACAGTAAAAATAATTGCCCCTATTGCGTTCAAGCAAAAAACTTGTTAAAGAGCAAAGGCGTGCAATTTGAAGAAATCAATATTGAAGAAACACCTGCTGCACGTGAGTTTATCGTTGCAGAAGGTCATAGAACAGTTCCGCAATTGTACCGTGATGGTAAACTGTTGGTTGAAGGTGGATACATGGGCTTGGCCAAACAGATGCCAGAATTTTTTGAATCACTTAAAGAAGCAGCATAATGTTAATCGCAAAATCAAAAATCGATATCGATGATATCGCAACATTCAAGTTAAGCAACGGCGACGAGTTGGTTGCTCGAGTAGTAAGCAAAAGCGCCAACGGTGACTTTGTAATCAATCGACCACACAGCGTTATTCCTAGCCAACAGGGCGTAGGACTTTACCCCAGCCTTATCACTGCCGATCCCGACTCAAATCTAGCAGTTGATCATACACACATCATGATGTGTGCGCCCACGGTGCCCGAGATCGAGGCGCACTATATCAAAATGACTACTGGCGTTGTGGTAGCACCCAAACAGAGTATTATAGTCTAATGGGCTCCCCGGCTGCACGTAAAGACGATACCGACGACAAAGGACACACCATCACCGGTGGCTGTGTTTCTGAAGTACGAATCGACGGCAGTCCTGCAGCAGTAAAAGGATCCACAATGGACGACGGTGTTAGTATCACAGGTGGTGCTGTTGCCACAGTGAGAATCAATGGACAACCGGCGGCAGTCAAAGGCAGCACCACTGAGAAACACGTTCAAAATCCGCATCGAAACGAACCTGGAACAATAAATTCTGGAGCCAGTGCTGTTAATATTGGTTAAATACTACTATTAAGGAATAGTTGTGGCAATAACACCAACAGTACTAATTGCGGCCCAGGGCATGATGAGCGGCCAAGGCATCGGCGTCAACGCCGATATGACTTCACAGATCAGCGGGGTCACTGCGAATCCCCTGGGATCGGCAACTGCTAGTTTGACCAGCATAGCCGGCAGAGGATGGGCCAATGTGGCAGGACTGAGTGATACTCTGAGCAGTTTGCCGGCTGCTATAACCGGCGCCGCAGCCGCAGCCAATGGCGCTGCAACACAGGCTGCAAAAATGGCACCTGACATCAAAACATTTATTACAGCACAGAGCAGTGCGGCATCATTCGGTGCCGCAAGTGCCGAATTCAGTGCAGCCTTGGCAGAATTCGGCAACAAGAGCTTTGGTGACTTGGGAGTAGGTGTTAAGAATCTTGTCGACGCCAACAGTGGCGGATTAACAGCCGCACTGCCCGGTCTCGGTACATTGGCCGCAAAAGCCAAATCGGATGCATTTGGCAGTTTAGGCAATGTGCTAGATCCTACGGCATTGGCCAAGGGTTCTGCCGCGTTAGCAGGCAGCAGCATCAAAGACGGACTTGATCAAGTTGCCGGCGGTCTTAAAAACTTTGGTACTTTGTTTGACTTTAAAAATCCGCAGAGCCTTGGAGCCGCAGGACTAATCAAAAGCCTACAACAAGCCGGACTTGCCGACAGTCTTTCCATCAATGACGCTATTAGTGCTCGTGGATTTGATCCCAAGAATCTAACCGCTGTTCCCGACTCTGTGATAAAAGATGTACTTGGTACAGTCAGCGGCGGCGATTTGCAAAAAATTATTAGCCAGACCGGTGTCAAGCCCATTCGAGAATTAAACACGGCTGCAGAATTATTGGATATACAAAATTTATTACCAGCTGGAGCATTGGCAGGACTGGGGTTGAAATTGCCCGGCGGGCTAGGCGGGGGAGGCCTTGCGGCCTTAGGCAATACATTTACTAACCTTGGAGTACCAATGGATGCGGCCAGTGCTGCAAGCCTAATGAATGCGGCTCAGACCAAAGTAGGATCATATCTCAGTGGATTAACCGAACTAGTACCGGCTAGTGTTAAAACAGCATTGGGACCAATGCTGGGCACAGGGGCAGGTCTGTTTGGTAACCCCACAATGAACGACATGATGGGCAGTTTGGCCGGGACACATACAGATGCACTAGCCGGCATAGGCAAGGCCATGGGATCAATTGCCACAAGCCCAATTGGTCAAGGATTAAACAGTGCTATGGCAGCTCTGCAGGCAGCCGTTGCTGCAGGCACGGGCATTGAGTCTGCGTTAAGTGCTGTGCAAAGTGCAACAACAGCATTTAATTCACAGGCATTGGGCAATGCAGATTTAAAATCCGCACTGGCCGGTATTACCGGTAAGGCAACAGACATTAGTTCACATATTTCCATGGAAAATAGTAATCTTGCACTAGGTGGATTAAACCTTAATTCCATTCCCGCAAGTGCCGGTGGCATGACACAGATCATGGGATTCGCTAGCAAATTACACAGCTTCGGCGTTGATAAACAGATGTTGGGACACAATGCTATTTTTGAAGGTGCTGCATCAGAAGGACTAACTGGCGACGCAATTAAAGCCGCACTTGCTGAAGGTAAAAACATTGCCAAATCACAAGCACTGGGCATGCCAACTCCCACAGTGGCTAACGAAAAGGCCGCAATGGCATCGGCTGCAACAGACCAGTTTGATAGTTTTGTTGAGGCATACACATCTGCAAAATCTGCAGAGGTTCAAAAGTGGAGTGACCTACAGGCGGCTAAACAAAACGGAGTCAAGCTCAGAGACCAAGCAGCCGCTGAACCAGACAATGCCGGCCTACAACAACAGCTTGCAGATGCTCGAGCCGCACAAACGGCCGGTATACTCGAGTGGAACAAATTGAGCGATGCAGCACGTGCCACTAGAAATAAAATGCTAGATGCCGCTAATCTATCGGGCGGCACTGCCTTGGACAAAGCCAACGCGGCAATACAAAAATTCCAGAGTTGACAAAATAATATACACATATTACGATCGTTAACTACACACATAATCCTCATTAACTACGCAGATAACCAGTTATAGTATGCTATAACTGATATTTGCTGGGGTTATATAAACTTACAGTCTGAAAAGATTGACAATAGGAGGACGAAGCATGAACAAGATTTTTACAATCTTAATTGCACTTATCGCCCTGACCGTAATGGCACCCGGTCATGCAGAAGATAAAATCAATAGAGACTTAACATGTCTGGCT